ACTTGGGTTGATGGATCCCAATAAAACCATCGTTTTTTAACACACACACAAAGGAAGTAAAATATGAGTAACATGACTCCGTTCGAGATTCGCCTTGAACTTTTAAAAATGGCGAAAGACATGCTTAACGATGAGTACTACGGTAAGCGTGAACAAATTAGCAACGACTGGCATATGAAAGTCGAATCTGCTAAACTTAATGGTGGAACGATTCCTGATCATCCAGGATTTCCTTCTATCCCATCTGAACAAGACATTATCGCCAAAGCAACGGCACTTAATGGATTTGTTTCAAATATCCCTCTAGACACTAATAAGACTACGAAAAAGTCCACCTGATACATGGGATGGAGAGGTGTGTTCGCACACCTTTCTTCTGCAAAAATTAAGGAGATGTAATGCATAAGAAAATATTAACAGCTACAATAGTATTAATAAGTTTGATCGCGACAATGCCTTTTGTCGCCTTGCATGGAAAAGAATTGATTCCTCTTAATGGAATTGATTATTCAGACCTGTCGCCATCGGCTAAGAAAGAAGTCGAATGTTTAGCAGACAATATATATTTCGAATCAGCTTACGAACCTGAAGCTGGTAAAATTGCAGTTGGTATGGTTACAATGAACAGAGTTAAAAAAGGATTTGAAAATTCTGTTTGTGGTGTAGTTAAACAGAAGACCAAAGAGACATGTCAGTTCTCATGGTACTGCGACGCCAAAGCCAAAATGACATCGTATTATAAGAACACACAGTTCAATGATAGACAAAAACAAGTTTATAAAGCATCACAAGATGTAGCACTGTTTGTATATATGAACCATGAGATAATTAAAGATAACACTAAAGGTGCTTTATTTTATCATGCTGATTATGTAAACCCACAGTGGAAATTGAAGAAAACAGTAACAATTGGAAGACATATTTTTTATACACCTTAAGAATGGAGTAGTTGATGGCTAGTATGATGCAAAAATTGAATTTAGATTTTCTAAAAGGTGGCGAAGATTCTAGTCATGGATTTTATCTTCTTATGGAAGAGGTATCCTTGGCTTCTGCTAAACCTGTCGTTGAATGGATTCTAGAATCCAACTTCGCAGAGAATAAACCTGAGTTGTTAAATCTTTTGATTTGTTCTCCTGGTGGCGATTTAAATGCAGCGTTTGCTGTTATCGACACAATGCGTGGATCATCAATTCCAATTAGAACAATTGGTCTTGGTCAGATTGCTTCGGCAGGATTGTTAATCTTTGCTTCTGGATCTAAAGGACAAAGAATTCTGACGCCAAACACTTCTATTTTGAGTCATCAATACTCATGGGGTGCTTTTGGAAAAGAACATGAACTGTTTGCTACTGTTAAAGAATTTGATTTAACAACTAAACGAATGATTGCCCATTACAAAAAATGTACTGGTTTGACTGAAGTTAAAATTCGCGAAACTCTGCTTCCGCCACAGGATATTTGGTTATCAGCGGAAGAATCTAAAAAACTCGGACTATGTGATATGGTCAAGGATTTAAAATGAAAAAGTTTATTGAATATCTAAGATACTCTGGTGTTTGGATTGGGATTGTGTTAAACCCATTTCATTGGCAACCAAAAATTGAAACTCGGGATCCTCTGTTTAGCGACATGAATCCTAACGGAAAATTATTATACATATCACTTGGTCCATTATGGATAAGGATAGTAATCGATGATGCAACTTATTAACAAAATAAAAGGATGGTTTATTATGACTGAAAGAAATTTACTTGTAGTATGTGTTACATTGGTAATTATGTCGGCTATTGTATCAACAGGGTATTATCATGTTGCTCAAAATAATTTTATGTCAAGAAATATCGAAAATGGCATAGTTAAGGGAATTGATCCTGTAGCAGTACGCTGTGCGTATGCAAATAGTAATGACAATGTTTGTGTTGCATATGCTGCTGGAAAGGACCACAGTTCCTCTCCTGTAAATAGGAAATAATCTTGCAAATAACCCTATTGTTTGTAGGGTTATTAAAAATAATGCTTGACATTTAATCAATATTCAGGTATAATATATCTATGAGTGTGATTAATGGAATATTATGATTATTATACATACAGGAATTAAGAAGTCCAAGAAAAGAAAACCCTCTGCAAAACAAAGGGAACTACAAGAGTCTTGGGAAAAAATGTTAAAGAAGTATGAATCAAAGAGTCGGACTCCATCAAAGGACAAAGACCTCAGATCTACATACTCGCTTGGGAAACCTGCTTGTCGTGAGACACCTAAGATTCCAAGTCTTCCTTTCACTGGCGCACCATGCGTTAAGAAAGCGAACCCAGTTTATACTGGAACTATGGTAAAAGGTATTGGCACTATGCATAAATCAAATGCCGTGCCAATTTTTAGTGATGAGCAAGCAGTTGACATCGCGACTATGCGTCGTGGTTAAACTATACGGAGATTATACGATGGAATTGAGTAAACAAGAATACCTTGAGAAGTTTTCACTATGTGCAATGGACAGAGATGTTGAGTCCTTACATAAAATTTATGTAGCGTTAATAAAACAACGAACAGTACTAGATCGTTGGTTTGACAAATACCTTGACATGTTTGATAGAAAAATGTCAACTGACAATACAGATACGCCAATCTGGAAACTTTATAAACAAAAATTAAATGAATACAGTGAACTCAACGGAGTTATTACAACAGCAAATGCTTACCTTACCAAACTTAAGAATGTTTGAAGATTCAAAATCCTTTTCTCTATACATAGAACAAATCGCAAGAGACAAAAGATGCACTCATGTCGATGCCATTCTTGAATATTGTAAAGAGAATTTTATTGACCCTGAAGAAATTAAGTCGCTAATAAACAAATCTCTAAAAGAAAAGATGAAGATGGATTTTCAAAATAGTGGACATTTACCAAAAACAGCACAACTTGATGTTTAAGTATGGACGGATATAAGGCATGGAAATTATACATGGCTGTCAAGTTACACTTTACAACAACCAAGTATAATGTATTCAACAATCGTGGTCATGTAAAAGGTGCCAGAGATACATTCTATGCTCGTAATGATAGGTTTATCTTTGAACGACTGGCAAGAAAGTTTCCAACTGAGAGGGATATTATTCAGTATTTCGTGGCTAATTTTGCTTACGATAATCCTGAAGTTGTGTATACTCAATCAGAAGGAGATACTAATCTAAATACATGGAATAAAAGAAAACAAAGTATTTCTCAAGTTTTTGAAAATGACTTGCATGTTATATTATTGCATCTTGAGAAAGAACGATTAACTGAGAACGATCTATATGAGGGAAGTGGTAGTAATTTACCAGAACTGTTTAAACTGTTTCTTGGTGGATATATTACAATAGAAACTATGGTAATCCTTGATTCTTTTGCAAATTATCTTACAAGTATTTCTAGTAAAATAAATTTGCTTTGGAACGAAGAATGCCTTAGAATAGAAAAGTGTAAGGGATTTATTAAGTTTGATCGAGATAGACTCTTACAAGTATATGAGAATTTTAAACAGGAAACAGTAGAGTTGTAAAATGACTCAAAAGAAATATCTTCATTTTGAAGACGAGGTTGAGGTAAAGTCTAATCGAAAGGTTAAACATTCCACAAACCAAAAAGGTAAAGGTATGAAAGTACTAAATAGTTATGTTGAGGAATATTATGATGACGAAGATCTAGATTATGATTTCGAAACATATAATGAAGACGATAATACTAATACAAAAACACATTAATACATTTAATACAAAGGAAATACGATGGACATTCAAGCACTTCGCAAAATGCGCAACACAGATTTCGGTAAAATCACTTCCGAATTCGAAAAAATTGCTAACCCTGAATCTAGCGGTGGCACTAAATCCTACCAAGACGACCGTATCTGGAAATTAGAAGCTGATAAAGCTGGTAATGGTACAGCCACGCTTCGTTTCTTACCAAGAGTAGAAGGTGATGAACTCCCATGGGTTCGTATCTTCAATCACTCATTCCAAGGTCCAACTGGTAAGTGGTATATTGAAAACTCTTTGACGACTTTGAACGAGAAAGATCCTGTTGGCGAATTGAATTCTAAATTGTGGAATTCAGGTTCAGATGCTAACAAAGAAATTGCTCGTAAACAAAAGCGTAAACTGTCTTACATCTGTAATGTTTTGATTGTTTCTGACCCAAAACATCCAGAGAATGAAGGACAAGTTCGTTTGTTCAAGTTTGGTAAAAAGATTTTTGATAAAATTATGGACAAGGCTCGCCCAACTTTCGAAGATGAGAAACCAGTTAATGTTTTTGATCTTTGGGAAGGTGCTGACTTTAAACTTCGCATGCGTAAGGTAGATGGTTATGCTAATTATGACCAATCAACTTTTATGGATCCAGCACCAGTATTTGGTGGTGATGAAGAGAAGTTAGTTGCACTTGTAAATAAGCAACATAAGTTGTCTGAGTTCTTAGATCGTAAAAACTTCAAGTCTTTTGAAGATTTATCTAAGAAACTTGCCGATGTTCTAGATGGTGAAGGAACACCTATTAAGTCTGCTGCTTCATTGTCAGAAGATGATAACTATGTTCCTCCAACTCGAACAGCTTCAGCTCCAACAACTGTTGCATCAAAACCAGTTTCAGTTTCTAAATCAACTGATGATGACGAAGATGTAATGTCATATTTTCAAAAGATTGCTGACGAAGCATAATAATGATTTTCATTAGCGTAGTTTAAATCTACAATTAGTATATTTTTGGGGTATTACGATAAGTAGTTATGATAGGATTTTCTATCAATCTTGGAGATAACTACTATGTGGACTAAACCAACTGCACAAGAAATGAGATTTGGCTTTGAAGTTACGATGTATGTAATGAATAAGTAAAAAACTGGGGAGCTTCGGCTCCCCTTTTTTTATGCGTAGCGATTTGCTATGTAGCGATTAACAGTTGACTCTTGATTTCTAGTTGGAGATCTCATTGAGTTTATGTTATTATTGTTTACTGTGTTATTAGTAGTTGGAGCAACAACTGTATTTGCACCAGATCCACCTTTACCTGCTGCAGATTTTAATTCTTCATTCTTAGCTGATGCGCCACTCAGATCGGCACCTTGCTTTGATGGTTCCATTTTTGGTTGTTTCTTTGCTAAATCATATGCTTCTTGTTCTAAAGCATTAAGTTTATTACCCATACTAATTTTCATATCAGCAACTGCCATCTGGTTTGCAGATAAAGGTTTTCCTTTTTCTACTGGCTCGTTAGCCAAAGTTTGCATTGTAGCAGTTTTTGCGTCAGGAGTTTCACCTGCTCCAGCCCCACCAATTGCACCACCAGCTTTTTTACCCAACCAAGATCCACCAAAATAACCTAGTCCTCCGCCGATTATTCCTCCAGCGACACCACCAATTGCTGTTCCTACACCTGGAACAATTGTACCAAGAGCAGCACCTGCCAATGCACCTGCTTTAGCTCCACCAATAGCACCACTTGCGCCACCAACTCCGCTACCAATGGCTTCGCCTTTTTTAACTTGACCCTCTTCTTTGGTTATTTCTCCACTTTTAACTTTTTCTTCAGCCTCATTATATCCACTTACTGCTTCGTATGTTCCAACGCCAACTGCTCCGATGGCTCCAATTTTACCAGCATTTCTTGCTAGAAATCCGCCTGCTCTACTTAACATACCAGCACCAGCAGCAGCTTTTCCAACTCTACCTGCTTTTCCAGCTCTACTAGGAATATCAACATCTATGGATGGACCACTACCTTCGCCACCACCAGAAATACCAAGTTCGGCAATTTTCTTTAGTGATTCTAGTGATTGTTTCTGAACATCCAGCGATGCTATTAAAGTTGCTCCCATCTCAGTTTGTTGTTTAATTGTATCAGAATAAAAGGTTGTAATCAAAGTATCAGATTCAGTCTGATCTTCAGATTTTTCTGTTTGCTTAATTTGTTTATCGCTACCTTTTACTGGAACGAATTCAGCTTTTCTTCTTGGGTCAAACTCAGCTAACTCTGCTGCAGCTGCATCTCTCTGGTCTCGAGTAGCTTTCTTAACATTAAATCCAGCATCTTCAACAGCACTAATCTTTCTTTCCATCTCAGCAAGTGCTGCTTCTTTTTTCTTAATCTCATCAAACTTATCTTCAGCGTATTTCTTGGCTCTTGCTTCGCCCTCAGCTCGTTGTTCTGCTGTAGCTGTTCCTGCAAGATTTCTAACACCGATAATTTGCTTATCGTTAGATTTTAATGCTGCATCAACATATTCTTTTTTCTCACGCTGAGTTTGTTGTCTTTTTTCTCTTTCAGTAACTCTATCGCTAAGTGCTCCAGTAAATCCAAAGAAACTTTCTTTTTTTGTTTCTGCAGCTGATTGCTCGCCGAATAATACCTTTCTAAGTGTATTTGCAGCTGGTTGTTTTGCTTCTTTGGCTACGAGTTGTTTAGCCATGGCTTGACCACCACCACTCTTAACGAATGATTTAATATTTTCTTTTATTGCTTCTTTAAGACCTTTTAAATTATCGTTTAATTCTTTAGTTCTTTTAGTTTCTTCTTTTCTAATTTCAGTATCATTGGCTGCTTCAAAATTTTGGGTGAATTCTTTAAACTCTTGCCCAAGTTTGGTAGTTGATTGTGTTAAATCTATTACAGAATCATTATTTTTCTGTATTAATTTAGATTGTAACTGAAGCAGTTCTTGCATTGTCATTTTAACTATTTCTCTCTAATCTTTGTTTTTCTTCTTCTAAATAATTAACCAGCATTGCAACATAGATATCCCTCTCAAAAGGAATCATATTTTCAATCTCAGTCAGAGAATATTTGTGATATTGCATCAAGGCGAAGTTGGTTTTGTAATATGAAGCCAACGACTCATGACTGAGATTAATCAAAAAAAACTAGCTGGTCCCTCCACAACTGTTTTGTTGTGTGTATTACATGCGGGACAGTCAAACTCTATTTCTTGTTTATATTTTGGAATAGAAACAAAAAAGTTTTCTAAAAGATCAAACTGTGCTTTGGTAAGATTCATTACAAAGTTTTCTAACTCATCTCTAGTTTGTTCTTTTGCATAAAATACCTCATCGCCTGTGTATATTGCATCAATACAATCAATAACAACTTCCATAACTGCATTAATATCTTCTGACTTACCCTCAGCTTTTTTAAATGTTCTCAAGTTTGGATATTTCATTATAACGCCAACATCCCCAAATAGTGAAATTTTATTTGTATGATTTGGGTCTTTAACAATAGGAATTTTTGTTAAATCTACTTCTATTTTAACTTTATTCTTTTCCTGATCGCAATGAGCGCAGGTAAAAATTAATTCAACAAGTTCACCAACAGACTTTGCTCTAATTTGAGTAAACAAATACTCAACATCAAAAATGGCTAAGTTGTCAGGATTTATTGGCTCTTTAATGCAGCCTGTTAATACTTCTTTTAGAGTATTAATCATTACATCTGTATCTTCGCTTTGCTGAGATAACAGTAATGCCTTTTCTTCTCTAACCAAAAATGGTCTAAATGTAATTTCCTGTCCAGTGGAAGGAATCTGTACCTTATAAAATGGTGTATTCATTTGTGGCAATGCCATATTTCACTCTCCTTTATTCATCTTCTCGATCAATTTGTTCAATTCACTTGTGCTACCAACAAAAATAGCATTATTCGTTACACTTTTTGCAGCTGCTTCTTTCGGCGCATCTAACTTTTGTTTCTGTTGATGTAGATCCATCAACTGAGTATTAATATCTGCTACTTGTTTCATTAAATTTCCAACAACTTCAAAAGCTCTTGGATGCTCACTAGACTTAGCCACATCCAAAGCATGAGTTAATGCTTGTTGTCCCTTCGTCAATAACTCCAGTAAATTTGCTCTGGTTTTATCGTAGTCTGATTCAATCTTATCATCGGCAGACTCTATGATTTCCCCTGTCGAAGCATCAACAATCTCACCTGTTACTTTTTCAATTGGTTCCATATTAAATACCTGACTCAAATTATCATCAATTTTCATTACAGTTCACCACGCTCCATTAAAATTTTCTTGTTGGCTTGATGTTCTGCTTGCGTAAGCTCTTTATTTTCGCCTTTATATGCAACTGCATAATTATTTTGTATTAGCCAATCATTTACCTTTGTTCCATCTTCTAGAATAAACACTCCAAGAATTCTACCAAACTTGTCATCATTATTATCTGATCTTTGCGTTTCAATAATCTGCCAAGAACCGACAGGTAGTTTTTCTCCAAGTTTCTTTTTAGACAGAAGACCTCTTGGCTTTTCTTCTTTATTTGCAGTTCTTGATTCAGGTGTATCAACTCCAGCCATACGAACTCTTTGATTCGCTAGAACGATATTGAATCCTAAATCTAAATCAATGTCGACAGTATCACCATCAAGAACTTTATTAATTTTACATTTATATTGATACATAATTATTCCTTCTTAGCAAATTTTTCAGATGCAGTAAAACCCAGTCCTGCGATCACAAGATATATCATTGATTCAAATAAAGCAGGTGTTACCTTATATCCATGGATGTCAGCAACGAATGCATAGCCACACAATATAAATGCTAATAGTGTTATGACTCGTTTGCTGCTGACAGTTCCATTGATACCATCAGATAACATGCTGTTTAGCCAGTTCATAGATTCATCCAATCTTAAAAAAACTTTGGTATCTTCAATGCAGAAGATGGAAGATTTGGCAAACCAAATGGCATTTTAGGATCATTCATTGGATTGTTTCGTGTTCCTTTGTCGCTAATACCTCGACTGGCTTCCCAATATTTAAACATTAATGTTACATTAATTTTCATAACATCTTTGGATGCATAATCAAGTTCAATCGCTCCAACTGATTTTGGATATACTTCAAAAAGTTCTACTGTATATTGTTTTTGATCAAGCGTGTCTTCTACATGGATTTGCATTTGCTTACAAATATAATCGTCATAGTAATTAAAAGTTCTTCTTCTACCATTTTGTAAACTCTTAACCCAATCGTCAAAGAATGTTTTTACTGCAAGTTTTGTATCAACATAAAATGAAATGGTTATTGGCTCATAGTTAAACTCATAAGGAGTTTCTCTTACCTCACCATAAGCTCTAATTGGAGTTGTGTTTACAGAAATTGCAGGTATTTGAACTTTATCACAAAACATCATAATCGTTTCGTTTGGTAAAACACCTGGAAGTTTAATAGCACTTGGTGGAATCATATTTACGGTAAATCTACTGGTTCTAGCCAGACCACCATTTAGTTTTGAAACAAAGTCGCTAATTTTCATATCTTTTTCCTAGAGTCTGCCCATACTTGAGCAGTTGATGCTCCGACGAATCTCTCAACAGGCAACATCATCGCAGTAGACCAATCATTAGCACTAACAGTATGTAGTGGAGATCTTAAGTGATTGCTTAGATATCTCTTAACGCATGGTTTAGCCATAGCAAATTTGGACATTCCATCTATCGTTGCCCAAGAATATTTTATCCTTGTAGTTTCGTCAAACTTGTCGTTATTTTTAAACATTAATAATCTATCGATTAATGCGAATCTCAATTTATGTGGAAGATAGTGTAGATTTAAACCAGTAAATCCATCCTCATGGAAAGAGAACGGAAACACCAAAGGGAATCTATCGTAATATGGTAAAGTTGCTTTAGTTTTTGGGTCATAGAAAAACATATACAACTTGCCTGGAACTATGTTATTTTGAGTCTTAACAGCCTGACTTCTTATAACCTGATTTGGTGTAATACGCTTCTTCGCCAACAACAAAACTTGTTGATTGAACCATGCTTGCGACTTTTGTGCGATATCTCTATCGTAACGATATTTCTCAAAAATATCTTTTAAGTCTTTGGTGGTGTTTGTTCTAGTGGCCATACTTATATTTATAGTCCCAATTCATGTTCGGTAATTATAATAAACTGCCAATTACGATCTTTTGCGTAATCTTTGGCAGCATTCCATTTAGATTGATTCTTTATAAAATTGAAGGATTCTTCAAGATATCTCTTGGTTTGTTTTCCAGGAAACACGGGTGGAACAGTCTGTTTTGATGGCTTGATCTCTACCAAGTAAGTCTTAATTGACCCACTTTTATCTTTAATTTGTATCTGAAAATCAACAAAATAACGATGTATTCTGTTGTCTGTAGAACACCTGTAGGGGATTACAATTTCTTCAGAAATCCACTTAATTACGCTTGGATTCGTGTCACACCATCGAGCAAATCTTGTCTCCCAGGAAGACCTCATAATTATGTTCGTTGGATCTCCTGAGTATTTATTTGGATTGGTTGGAATAAACTTTCTTTTATGGAACATAAATATACTATAACTC